TAGCATCGGCTTCTGTCTTAAATAGTTCAGCACTAACAATGTATCTAGTGTCTGTGGCCTGTTCAATCTTTGTAGCGATTCTTCCATCTGGATACTCCTTCCAAAATTTCTCTAGTCGGCTCTCGACTGTTTCATAATCTGCTAAGTTAAATGCCATCTGCCCACACTCCATCCTCATCCTGCATCGCTTCGGTTATTGTTTTAGCAATGGCGATGTATCCAAGCGCATCTGTGTAATTGTCATCGACTCGTGCATCTTCTGCCATTCTGCTGATTTTGACCAGACACATAAGTACCGCAACTTCATTTGCTTGTATTGGATAACCAAGATAAGCCGACCACAGCTCTGCGATCCTTTTATGATTTCCGATCGGATGCCCATAATCCGAACCTCTTTGATGTAATGTGGTGATGACATCTGCAAATAACTGCTCAGTTTTTGTCATAGTCAAATACCTCATCGGTTTTGATCTTGTTTTGTGTCATACGTCTGTGCATATCAAAGCCATCTTTACGGCCTCGCCAATAATGCGTTTGCTTCATATCATCTATACGCATTAACACCAGCCAATAAGCCATACTTAAACCAATAAATAAATAAACTGCGATTTCCATAGTCATTTGTAGCCCAATCTGTGCGCACATACTTTGTGGCACAGGCATAGTGTTGCACTTGTGTATGACTTTGTGGATTATTTCGGGCGTAGTTTGTATAACGATTAGGTAACGATGTTACCCGTAATACCGCCCTAAAGCTGTAAATGAGCCATCCTTCGGATCGATAGGTACTAAAGTAGGTGTTACTGCCTTACCTACCACCTCTAACAATACCACCCCATTCTGCCAATTTGCGCTAGAATGCCTCAAATAAGAGGCTTTTTTTCTATCCATAAGATTACCTACCTCAATACCGTGTAAGGCCCTGTATCGGCTTCCTACGGCTTCTGAGATACTACTCATACCTAGTCTATGCGTATGCCCAATAATTGTGGAAACGCCCCATTTTTTACTAAGGTTGAGCGCTGTAATTCCAGCGTGTTGGCTTATATTTCCCTCGTCACCGTGAGCCATAAACCAATTTGTGCCAGGTATTTGATACGGCTGTTTACTATAGGTCATACCCATTTCAGCGAATCCCATAAATTTAGGGTATTGCAGTTCTGGCAAACTTATTAGGCCAGGTACTTTCAGTAAAGTATTATAAAGGCGATCAGTATGATTACTGCGCTGTATAATACATTCTTTGCTGTACTCGCTGAGATCCCAAAGTATCTCTTTAGTAAGCTCACGATCAGCGTGAATGGTTTGCTCATAAGCCAAAGGTGTGTTTTCACTCCAGCGACTAATGGTTTGAAAATCAATCTCATCCCCGACCACCAATACAGAATCAAACTTCTCCCTACGTGCTAACTTAATTACATTTTTTACAGCTGCTATATGGTGAAATGGTACTTGCAGATCACTAATTACCAAGTAACGCTTAATCGTCATCCTCATCGAAATCGTCAAGTGGATTTTTAATAGGATCTTTCGTATCTACTATCCAATCTGGATAACTTGACCTATCCATCGCAAACGCTAGAGCTGTGCCTTCATCCATTCCTGACTTACGGCACGCCATATAAACCTCATTAGCTGCTATTGCCCAGAAGTCCAGTTTAGTAAGTACAGGCTCTTTAGTAGTCCTGCGCTTACGTACTGGCTTCTTCTTTGGTTTGCGTTTAGTAGCCATAATTAAATTATCGCTTACTGATTAAAACAAATAGATCATCGACACGCTGTTCAAGTCTTGTTATCTGATCCTTCATACTAGATCCACCATTAGGCCGTAACTCATTTAGCCAGCCTTTAACTAAAAAACGTAATCCTATTAGTCCGCCTGATAGCACGCTTATAACGCCAGCGCCAAAGCCAGCCCACTCTACAGGACTCATTTGTCATTGATACCGATTACATCGGATTTATCTAAAGCCCTAATCGCTGGGCCTGCAAAGGCTGCTAAAACTACAGCTACAGCAGGATCTAAACCAAGTTCATTACTTGCTAAGAACGTTAAGAATGAAACCAATACGCCACGTGCGTATGATTTTAGTACTGCCTTTTGCTTCTTGCTTATCTTCATATCTTGCCCCCTAGTAATGGGATCTCAAATGGTTTTCCATCTAGATCGCCTAGCTTTGTAAAACTGCAGTGCAAATGTTTTGTGTGCGGATTTATGCCGTTGTATTTCCGCCACTTAAAATTTAGTATCTTGCTGGCGATGCGGCCATTATGGATGACGTAAGATATACGTTTATCGGTTTTCGCAGCGATTCGGATTTGGTCAGCCAGATCAGCACTGATCCCATCGGATGCACAAAGGCGAGCATCAATATCAACTGCTCTGACCCACCCAAGTTCGTCTGGATTATGATCCGATTTTCTGGCGGCGTGACGGCTATCGCCCACCCACCCATCACTGGCAGTACGCCTATCTGGAAACCAGGTATCAACTTGATCTCTTAATTGCACACCAGCTGCACATAATCTAGGCTTCAATTTCGATCCAACTTAATGTTGATTCATCCCAAACATAGTCACCTTCTGGTCTAGGTGTTGGGGGTTGCCAGTCATAATTCTCATCTAATGACCAAGATGTATAAGGTTGTGGTGCAATAAATACATCTGCAACTGGATCATAAGAATATCCAATACCTGCGTACTGTTTGCGTATGCGATTATTATAACTTGTGCGCTTTATGTTGTGACCTGTAGCTTGACTATAAAATGTTTCAGTATCTAAACCATCAATTAACTTAGTTTCATCAACGCCGACAGTCACATTTACAACTACATTATTTTCATCTAGCCAAGCATAATGAGCCATTATGACCAACTAACTGTTCCAGCAGTAGCAGCAGTGATTGTTGCTCTCTTGTAACCGCCACTTGGAGATGATTCTGTGCCGGTAACTCCACCACCAAATGTAATTGTACGAGTGTCTGGATATTTCAAAATAACGACGCCTGAACCGCCGTTGCCGCCAGTCATTGCACCCCCAGCCCATTCACCAGCACCGCCTCCTCCACCCCCAAGATTTGCTCCACCATTAGAACCGCTAACATTACTTCCGCCACCGCCATTACCGCCTCCGCCAGTTCCACCTGTTCCTCCAGAGCCACTGGTTATACCACCACCACCGCCTCCTCCGTAAGTTACAGATGTACCACTAATTGAACTTGTAGCACCATTAGCACCAGTTCTACTTCCGTTAACAGCAGCCCCACCTGCACCACCGCCACCACCTCCTTCGTTGGCACCGATATCTGCATTAGCACCCGCATATCCTTCTACTGGAGAATAAGAACCTGCGTTGCCAGCGCCGCCAGTACCATTAACACCACCACCGCCACCTCCTGAGCCACCACTTGATGCATTAACTGCAATAGTACGACTTCCACCCCGACCTCCACCTGATGAAGTGATAGTTGAAAATACAGAATTATTGCCGCTAACACTATTAGTTGAATATCCTGAACCGCCGCTACCGCCAGAACCTACTGTTACTGTGTAATTAGTATTTAATGCTAAAATTAAATTAGATTCACGATAACCACCTGCACCACCGCCACCACCATATTCATAACCACCTCCACCACCACCAGCGACAACTAGGTAGTCCACTGTAAATGTTGCTGGTGTTGTTGGCGCTAATTGTCCTGCAAGTATATTTAACATTTATCCAATAGCCCCAACGATATACCAAGCATTTGCAGCTGTTTTAATGCAAGCTGCAGATTTGTATTGTGCAAGGGTTGGAGATGCAGCAGTAGCGCCAGCGCTTAATACTGTAGTAGTACCAGATGTGACTGCGCTAATAGTGCAAGTGCCTACGCCTATATTTAATACTGTGATAACTGTACCTACTGCAAAATTATATGTTGCATCTGTTGGTATCTTAAATGCTATTGCTGTTGCTTTATTCATTGGGATTAATTGCTGGTACTCATCACCGCTAGCTGCTGTGTAATCTGCTGTTTTAGCAGTTTGTACTGTAAAGGCTGGTAGTCCATTCCACATAGCGGATGTAACTACGTCGCCAGTATTGCCTGGAAAAGTTGGCATTATATCTCCTTAATAAGATAAGACGTTTTGGTCTAAGACACCATAATCTATGTTGCCTATTATAAACCCATCTATGACAGGTTCTAGCGTTGTAAACACCACTTTGAAGCTATTGGGTGTGATGGTGTTGGCTACGCCAAATATCTGTAGTGTTTTCTCCAGCTTAGACCCACCAGGCTGGGTTGTAATTACTGTAATTGGATCAAAGAAATCTAGGTTTAAGGCAGCGGTTATGCCTGTATCGTAGTTAGGCGTGTGTAGGTCTAGCTCGATGGCATCGCATCGGATCGTAGTCTCAGCCCTGCTGGCTACATAAGCCCTGGCATAATCTAGGGCTACGGCATCGGTCTGCATTAGCAGATCTTGCAGGTTATAACTATGGATAAAGTACTTGTCAATAGATGGCTGATTAATGGCTGTCTGTGGGCTACCGCCTGATCGGGTTACTGTGGCTGAGTTAAAAATCAAATCATCGTTTAGTTTCCATTGAGCGTTAGCGTATGAAATGCCAGTGCCATCATCTGCAAAGACTGTAGGAGTATCACCAATAGAAGCTGTGGCAGTTAGTCGATCTTTGAATACAAATGATCCATCAAAATCAACATAAATAGCCCCATATTCGGATTCTGACACAATTTGCATCGCACCTAGTGAGGTACGTGGGGTGCCTGGATCTGCCTGTAAGGTAGTTTGACCTGCATCTATTTGACGCATTGTTGCAGGCCAATCGATTTCATCTAAGATTTGGTTAATTCTTGTGCCTGACAAATCACCAGCAGTAGCACCTGTAACTGTGCTTATCTGTGCATTCTGTGCAAGCCTCATAGCATCTACAGCTGTGATGGTTGTATAGGCAACTTCTGTAGCATCTTTAGGCTGTGTGTTTACATACGATGTAATGAAACCTGAAAATATAGGGTAAGTAACATTGTTAAAGGTGGCAGTAATCTGTACCTTTTTCATCGGTGTCAATAATCCATAATAAGGCCCACTAGGGTTAGTTGGATTAAAGTCGCCATTTTGGTCTACTATGCGTAAGGTGCAAGTACCAGTCTGGAATAAATCTGCTAATGCGCTACGGCCTGACTGTGTTTGTATGTAATTAATTTGATTAGACACATCAACAATAACAGCTGCGCTATCTGCCAATACGTTAGTGCCTAATATGCCTGAATCAATTAAAAAGGCCTGAGCAAAGGCTGGGCCAGTGCTAAAGTTAATAACAGCGTTTATTGTTGGCACTGCCATTATGAAAGTGACCCTGCAACAGTTATAGATGATCCTTGCTTCTGTAATCTTTGTAATGCTTCTTGGACTGTAGTCAATACTGCATCCTGTGAAATTACTGTGCCTTCTACTGTTAGGTTAGTATTGTTATTAATTACAGTAGGAGCGGCAGCAGCAACAGATGATGGGATAGGTGCAGCGTTGCCCTGATAATAAATGGCAGATCCTGCATACATTTGCTTTGTGTAATCGGCCTGAGTGACAAGTCTTAACTTAGCCATAGCATCGGCTGTGCTTGATAATTCTGTGCTTAATCGTAAGGCGCTCTTAGCAGCTTCCATCTCGGCTAGATATTTCTTAGCCAAAGCTTCATTATTGTCTAAAATAGCCAATTTAGCGTTTAGGCGTAATTTAGTCTCAGCATCGGTGGCCTCGCCCAGCGCCTTCATTAAGGCTATGCGCTCGACATCAAACTTTTCGCCTAGTTTGTCTACCTCAGTTTTTTTCTTTAATTGTTCATTTTCTAGCCTGCGATAGGTTGTGCCTGTTTTAATTTGTGTTAATTGCAACCTATTCTCTCTAGCATTAGCATTTTGTAAATTGCTATTTCCAGAGGATTTGCCAATATCATAAGCAATAAGACCTACAGTAGCGCCAATTAATTGTTTTTTGCCTAAAGTTAATAATGCAGTAAGACCTAATAAAAACTTACCCACATCGCTATCTATAATTTTCTTGACTTCACCAATTAACTCACCCATACCCTTAGTAGTATTGGCAATAGCATTAGCAAAATTATTCATTGAATTAGCAGCTTGATCGATTGAATTATCTTTACTTAGTGCGCTTAGTGCATCAATTAAACCTTTACCTATAATTTCTGTAGCGTTAGCAGATGCGACCTTTAACAGATCCATCTTGCCAGCGTAAGTCTCTAATCTAGCTGCGGCTTGGCCTGCAAACTTTTTATCAAGTGCGGCCATAATTTTATTCATATCACCACTGGCTATTGTGGCTTTATCTAACCCTGTGCCTAGC